TTGACAAATTCCATGCTAAGTTTGGCAAGTACATTGCGGCAGCAACTGACAAGAACTAATTTGGTTTAGCACTATTTGACACCGCCTTCGGGTGGTGTTATAATATATACATACAGCAAACATCAGGAGCAAATATGTCACACGTAGATCCAATTATCGACAAAATTATTATAGCCCGTGTGGGTCTATTACTTCGCCATCCGTTTTTTGGCAACATGGCTACACGTTTGAAAATTGAAGAAGGTTCAGAATGGATGGGCACCGCCGCAACAGACGGAAGAACTATCTATTTTAATCGTAAGTTTTTTGAACCTCTTACAGTTAAGCAAGTGGAATTTGTTATTGCACACGAAATTCTTCATAATGTGTTTGATCACATGGGACGTCGTGAAGGCCGCAATCCACGCATCTTTAACATTGCCGCTGACTATTGTGTAAATGGTCAGTTGGTACGTGACCGTATTGGCGAACACAACATTGAAGGCATTAAGATCTTCCATGATCCCAAATACTACGGCATGGGTGCAGAAGAAGTTTACGACAAGATCTTTGACGAGATGGACGAAGATGAACTGAACGCATTGGGTCAATTACTGGACGACCATATTGACTGGGGTGATAAAGATGCAAACGGAAACAAACCCAGTTATTCAAAAGAAGAATTGAAGCAAATACGTGACGAGATCCGTGAAGCCACAATGCAAGCAGCACAGGCTGCGGGAGCGGGAAATACACCGGCTAACGTACAAAGAATGATCAAAGATCTTACAGAGCCCAAGATGAACTGGCGTGAAATTTTGCGTCAACAAATTCAAAGTACTATTAAAAACGATTACAGTTTTATGCGTCCTAACCGTAAGGGTTGGCACATGAGTGCAATTTTGCCTGGTACACAATTTGAAGACACCATTGATATTTGTATTGCAATTGACATGAGCGGTTCGATTGGGGAAGATCAAGCAAAAGATTTCTTGTCAGAGATCAAAGGTATCATGCAAGAGTACAAAGATTTTAAAATTAAACTATGGTGTTTTGATACTCGAGTGTACAATGAAGCTAGTTATGACGGATACAACATTGACGAGTTTGACTACTACGAACCCGTGGGCGGTGGTGGAACTGAATTTGATGCCAACTGGGATTACATGAAGGAGAATGATATTCAGCCTAAGAAGTTTATCATGTTCACAGACGGTTATCCTTGGGGTAGCTGGGGCGATGAAAACTATACCGATACAGTATTCATTATTCATGGCAACAATTCAATTGTTCCTCCGTTCGGCGAGTACGCATATTACGAAGAAGTTAAGGAACACGCTTAATGGCAATCAAGAATGGTAAACCTAACCCTTTAAATTATTTCAATTTACGTAGGGTTGGGTTTGCCTGCCCGCATTTTAAATACTCAATTATTGACAAATATACACCAACTTTAGTTAAATCTCTAGATTCATGGGTACGTAAAAATCTAAATAATAGATATTATATAGGGCAAGATATTAGCCTAGACAGTACCAACACAATTGTATATGTAACACGCATAGGTTTTGAAAGTGAAAAAGAACTAAGTTTTTTCACAATTGCCTGTCCGCTATTACAAACGAGATAATTAAATTTATAGCCATTACCCTTAAGGAGATTACAATGACTGATGCACAAACTCAACAACCAGCCGACGCTGCACAAAGCAATGATCTTACGATCAACGACCTAAATGCCATGAAAGTCATTATTGACATTGCTAGCTCACGTGGCGCATTTAAACCAAACGAAATGGTTGCAGTTGGACAAACATATACCAAACTTACAACATTCCTAGACTCTGTTACAGCACAACAAGCAGCACAACAAGGAGCAGCACCTGCCGCTCAAAATAATTCACAAGCTGTAGCTAATGCTGTAGCAGGAGCTTAATATGGCGCAAGAACTCAAACACGTAGGCCGTGTTGCTGCTACTAATAAAAAATGTCTAGTAGCATATCGCACATTGCCCGGCGAAGCATATAGTTGTCTAATTGTACCAACAGAAAATTTACCAGATATCTATCATGACGCTGTGATTAATCTAGTTGAAAGTAATACTGGTCAAGAATCACACGAACTTGCCGATGCATTAGATCGAACACAATTTCCCGATGGATCGAGAATGTTGCCTTGGCTACATGCAAATAATCGATTGATTAAGGCTCCAACCGCAGCAATTGAAATGACTCCTGCACCTGGAGTAGGAATTTTGTTAAGCGAACTTAATCAAATTATTGCAGAGCAAATGGGAGTTGCTGTTGACGATTTAGCTATCCACGAAGGAATCAACGATGCTAAAAAACCAACAGTTGCACCTGTTAAAGAACTTGCACCAACAGCTAAAGTTGTAGAAAAAACAGTTGCTCCTGATGCATCTCTTACGCCCGACCAACAGGCTAAAGAATATAGAAGCCTAGCTGATAAACTTGCAAAAGAAGCTGCACAATACAGACGTCTAGCAGAAGATCTGGTTCCGACTAAAAAGAAAGAAAAGTGACGCATTCTGGGAAGAATCTTCCCAGGGACGTTATTGATCGGTGGCCAGAAGTTTTTGCTGATGTCCAATTGAATGTATTACCTATAAAGTATTTGCATACAGTGCTGATCACTTTTAAAGACGGCAAGACCTGGGAAATTAAAATAACAGCTAAAGCCAAACGAGATGGGTGGCCTGTGTTCGAACGCAATTTTAATGAGCTATGCAAAAACTACGAAGAAACCATAGATAACATTGATTTTAAATTAGACACCGAAAAAGTTCGAATTGATATTGAACGCAGCACCCAAAAATTCCTTAAGAAAAAGAAATTATAAATAATGAATGTTCAGCTCTTATCCTATTCACAGCCAACTGCAGAATTTGCAAATCTTGGAATCAAAGATGCGCAGGAACTCATTGCGTATTGCGCCCGTGTGTCCAATCCCAGCAACCAGCTTAACACAGAAACATCCGACAAACTTATACGATACTTGGTCAAACACCAACACTGGAGCCCACTCGAAATGGTCTCAGCCTGTATCGAAATCACAACCACCAGAGACATTGCCCGACAAATCTTGCGACACAGAAGTTTCAGTTTCCAAGAGTTCAGTCAGCGATATGCTGATCCTACTCGAGACTTGTCGTTTGTTACAAGAGAAGCTAGACTTCAAGATCCAAAAAACAGACAGAACAGCGTTGAAGTGGATGATACAATGTTACAAAACGAATGGTACAGAGCTCAACAACGAGTCATCTATGCAGCCAAACGTGAATACGAATGGGCTATCGCTAATGGCATAGCAAAAGAACAGGCTCGTGCTGTGCTACCAGAAGGCCTGATTGAAAGTAGAATTTACATGAACGGCACACTACGTAGTTGGATTCATTTTATCGAATTGCGCAGTGCTAACGGCACACAAAAAGAACATCAAGAAGTAGCCGTTGCCTGTGCCCAAGTCATTGCAGAAATCTTTCCCTTAGCTAAAGATCTTATTTAAACTGTTCTACTGGATTATTTTCAGTGTGCCAATAAAACTCACCCTCTAGAAACTTATCGTCAGTAATTTGTTGCATTTTTTCTGCATCATTTTGATAAGTTTCTCCCCACCACTTTCCTGCACTTGCTCCGCTTCGAGAATACTCATTAATTCCTTGATATAATAAAGTTTCTAATTGCAGTGCATCTGTAGTATTGGCAGCTTCTCTAAATGCATTTCTCCACCAGTTAATTCGATCTTCTTCGGTAACTAACAGTTGTGCTTCTTTTTCTTTTGTCCAGGTTTTAAAAAATAACGGATCAAATAATTTAATATGTTGTTCAAATTCTTGTTCTAACCAGCTGTAGTCATTTATCTTAGCCAATGCTTCAGGGTCATCTTTATGAGTGGTTCCGTACCATTTTCCCGCACTCGCGCCGCCCTTTGAATATTCTCCAAATGGTTCGTCTCCGCCTGCATACAACCATGCATCTAATCTTTTTTCTGTTTCACTATTAACTTGTCCTTCAATTAATTTGCTAGATAATTTAACACATTCTCTAAAAGCACTTCGCCATGTGCTCAACGGATCTGTATTAAATTGAGTAATGTTACTTACTTCAGGCATAATTTTAAATCTCTTACTAATGCTAGTAGTCATATCTGGATTAGAAAAATCCATAGTAAGTGTCAATTGAGTAGGTAATAATTTTACCGCTCCGTAACCGTACTCTAATCCATTTACCGGATTGACGCTTCGCCAAACATGCACAATGTCTTCTTCCTGGGGAAGTAGTTTTAAATCAAATTTAAAACTAGGAAGTATTTTTGCATCAGCATCTACAACGTAAAACATAGCAGTTGTAACTTGTTTTGCTGCCTCAATATGAGCTTCTCGTATACCTTTTACATCATTTATTCGTATAACTTTACGATAAGGGAATTGTGTTAACAAATCAATATATTTGCTGGTGGCTAATGGTTCGTTGTAACTAATAAAGGCAATATCGTACATTATCGTTTCCTAAGAGTTCGGGGCGAGTTGTTAAAAACTGTTTTAAAAAATTTACTTCCTGTTGAATCAACGTCTGTGATTTCCAAACCGCATTCGTGTTTAAGTGTTTCACCTAAACCCATAATTTCGTAAGGTAACATTTTTTCAGTTACTTTACTATATTGTGTTTCCCACTGATTAGTTAACCAATCAAAATCGCGTACATTAGTATAATCCCAGTCAGTGCAGTTAGTAAGGTACGCACCTTCTCTAGCACCGTACATACTCCACAATCCGTTAGGAACATCAGCACCAATATTACACCAAATTAATAACCTATGATAATTTTTCCAAAATATTTTATTAATATCGCTGACTTTTTCGCCTTGATCCAATGACATTTTTACACCTTCTCTAAACCCAGCTCTCCATGCTTGGAAAGCACTTGCATTGGTAAAACTTTCACTAAAGTTTTCATCAAACTGATAATATTTGTCATCAAAACAAAATTCTACTAGGCCCTTAGTGTCAGTTGCAACACTGTTTTCATGTGTACGCATGTTGTTTACAAATGCGGGTGTCCACATTTTTAAGCCGCCGTTGCCATACATGAGGTTGTTAACATGTACTTTGCCGCACCAACTAAACACATGATCCTTGGTAAGACCCAGTGTATCCAAATCAATTTCAACTTCTAAAAAACTAGGATCAATGATATTATCACCATCGACTGTAACAAAATACTCAGTTTCACATTGTGCCGCACAGGCCTTGTGTGCAGCATCGCTGCCTTTGACTCCATGCACACGTTTTGCCCATGGCACTTTTGCCAGCAGGTCTGCATAATTTTTCTCAGCATTTGGTTCATCATAGCTGAGAAAAATTATGTCTTGTTCAATTACTTTGATCTTGTTCATGTATTTTCCAAACTTTAAGAGAATATGTAATAGTTGATAGATTTGAGGTAAGTGCAATTAAATCAATATTTGATTCCCATTTACTATCAAAATTTATTAAAATTTTATCTGACACAACTGATTTTAAATCTATGTTAATCACACGTAATAGGAAATTAGGATCTTTTCCTAATGTAATAAAAAATGAAATTGAACTTATTGGTAGTTGATTAGAATAGTATTTTTGTCTAAATTCATCCGAGACTAAAAACACCCATTGAGAATTATATGCATCATAGTGAATTTCCATATTGGCATTTTCTGTTTCACGTTCAATCCAATGTAACAATCTATTTTTAAAATTGTGTTCTTGTATAATTTTTTTAGATACTAATCCCAAAGAAGCTGTTCCGTCAACAGCTATAATTGTTCCTATGTGGAAATCAGTAAAATCATCTTTTCCAGTAACTAATCTTTCGTATTCGGCAAATGTAATTTCTACAACATATGGCCAATCTTTAATTTTATGATTGTTTACACTAAAAATATTTCTAGTTATTCCGTCATAGTGAGCATAGAATCTAGCTTCAACTATTTCTTCTATATTTTTTTGTTTTAGAGAACGTCTAGCCACGTGCTAACTCCTTTAGTCTCAATAAAATATTTTCAGATAAAAAATCATTTTCTATATAATGAAACAGTTTTTGTTGTTTTATATTAGACACTGTTAGCGCATTGGTAAAATTAGTAAGTACAAAATCTTGCCAAACACTTGACAAAGTTTTCCATCCTTGCAAATGCGGTTTCATATGCACAAATTGCATTGGATTATTCACATCAACAATGTCATAAGCACCTGTTATTTCAATTGCCACAGCAACAGCCAAATCCATGCTTAACCATTTCTGATATTCATCAGGAGCAAATTTATCCCAACACCACTCCCAGTTATTACAAACAAATTCTAAAACTTTGTAAAACTCATAAGCAGAATTTGATTTTTTAAAATAATGCAATGCTGCATATGGGCATGATAACTTGTTAGCAAGAAATGTTTTTCTATGTAACTTATCTTGTACTGTTTCTAATTTGTAATTTTGTATTCTATTGCAATATCTTATATCGTAATTTTCACAATATTTCCACCAAGAATCCAAATCTTCTAATACTAACATATCTGTATCTAATACAATAGTCTCGTCATACGGACTAGCATAGTATAGTTTCCATCGGTTTTCCGCTCTATAAAGACTAACGTTATCTGAACTGCCAAACGGTATTGAGATAATTTTATCAAATGCAGACTGATATTCTTCTGGAACAACATCATCAGTTGCTAGTGAAATATTAGTAACAGTTTTTTGACTCCACCGAATACTCAATGCCAAGGCATATGCTTGCTGGATATAGTCAACAGAGTCACTGTTTTGTGCTAATACTAAAAATCCTTTAGACACCCGAGCCTCCGTCGATGAATCTGCTTAGACTAAATTTATTCATTACATGCATATCTAACCCAGTTGTCTTGGCTAAAATATACTCGCCAGGGTAATCTTTTTTTTCTAATAAAAATTGCATCTTGTTGTCTATTGCAGAAACTAGCAAATCCTTATCTTTAGTATATGCCATACTTCCTGGTAAATCCATTGCAAAAGAATTCAATCCGTTTTCATTCATAATATGTATAGCAATACTAAAGGCATAATCATTTCTGAATAATGTAGAATCTATATTGTAAAGAATACGATAATAATTCCAGTTAGATTTAACATACGCAACTAAATTAAAAAATGATTTAGTGACTTCAGTTTTTTGAAATATAAATGCCGTGGCCCAATAGAATGTAATACTGTACATGTTAACACGATCAAACTCATCTGTATTTCTCCATGATGCTAGATCCATACTTTTTGAGTATATTTGAAAATCTATATCTCGGGCAAATGCTGATTTTAGATTACTACTGTTAATGATATAATCACTATCAATAACTAGCGTAGTGTCATAAGGAGTTAAATCATATGCAAGATTACGTGCAAAATTTCTCCATTCAAGATTGCGAGAAGTTAGTGATCCGTCAAAGAAAGATTTGCGCTGAGATGCCGATGTATATTCAACATCTATAATTTGATCAAATGGGTGGTCAGGTTGGCTTTCTTCTAACCACCCTCTGCTGTCTGTGATTAAACTAACAGGTAAGTCTAAATATTGTTTTGCTCGGTTGGCTGAAAATGTAGCTAATTTTATGTAATCCACATCTGCATTATTTTGAGCAAAAATTACAATGCCCTGGCTCATAGCTCAACAATACCTGCAATTTTACGTTTAGCTCTCAGTGCATTAAATGCATCTGCATATGTTTTTACAGATTCTAAATATTTAGAAGTTATGTTATTTAAAAAAGCATCTAAGTCTTCAATCAATGCCGGAAAATTGTTGTCATCAATTAAAACAACGTTTTCGTTATTTCCAATATCAATCAATGTTTTTACAAAACTAATGAGAGATGGTGTAAGTTTAAATGTAGCACCATTGATATAGTATATTAACGAGTGATTGTATTCTTCTAATATAATTCGGCGTTGATTACTAAGTGTTGCCATATAATTGGCAACTTCAAACGCTTTTTCAATTCTTTCATCCATGGGCAGATAACTCCGTAATGTTTATAAT